GCAAACAGGCTGGCCCCCAGGGAGTGCCTGTCGTCCGGGCATGCGTCCCTGCCACCTGGGCATTCACCGTTGGGACCGTGCTTGACGGTGGTGAACAGGCAGGGGCATTTGAGAATTCGCTCCACGTCTGCCATGTAGATCTCGTGGATCTGCAGGGGGCCGATAGCCGCACCGGCGTCCCCGGGGATGTCCTTGTTGCCTGACTCGATCATTGCCAATGCCATTAAAAAGCTCTCTGTGATCATTTTACTGCCTCCAAAATAGGTTGATAATACACTCAAAACATATGAACTCCTTCGGCCATATCAAAGCGGAACATGAGGGAAAACATATAAAACTCTTGACAAACGATAGCAAAACTCTACAGTAAACGGTATGCAATGCAGGAAATGCAAAGATGAAAACGCAGACCCAAAATTTAACTTTGGAGCAGCTCCGAGCTTTGGGCCAGGACCTGGCGGAGAGCCTGGAGATGGTGCGCCAGGAGTACCAGGAGAGACTGAGTCAATCCAAGGAAAACTCGCAACAGCCAAACAGCTCGTCTCTCACGTACATGCCCATATGTCGCAGTCCCATATCCACGAGTGTAGAAAGCTCATGGATGCAATGCGCATAATCGCAGACGTGAAGTCAGACCTGCACCAGACCTTGGGGCAACGATAATGGCGAAGGTAACGATTGCAACCAAAGCGGATGCCATTATCTCGATAAAGAGCATAGATATCCAACTCGAGAGACTGCGTAGGCGTTGGGATGTAACCAGAGGAGAGGCAAAGCGGGAACTAATGGATATAATCGATGCAGCATTGGATGTACGCATACAGTTTATGAAACTAAGGGATGGATAACATGAACAAAGAGCTACACCCATACCAGCAGAGGATGGTTTGCGAGGCGCAAGAATTGGATAACAGGATTGCGAACCTCGAGGAGTTCCTTGCTGGCGATCTGTTTCCCTCCCTCCCAGAGGCAGAACAGACAAGAATGAGAATACAACTGCCTGCTATGAAGATCTACAGCCAAACACTCCATGAGCGAATCAAAGCGTTTGCGGAGGGGCAATGATGCCCAAAGCGGAATTCACAATCAAACAGCAGAGATTTGTCGAGGTCTATGACGGAGATCTGAAGAAGGCTGCGAAAAAGGTCGGACTTACATACCAGTACTGCAGGAAACTTGCAACACGCCCAGACATCAAAACCGCAATAAGGAACAGGGAATCAACAAAAAACAACAAAAAGATCGCAACTAGGCAAGAGAGACAGGAGTTCTGGACAAAGATCATGAACGGGAAGGTCTCTAAGACCCTGAGCAATAGCGACAAGATGAGGGCGTCAGAACTGCTGGGCAAGTCTGAGATGGACTTCGTCGAGACACATCATCACACAGGCGAGGTGCAGATGACAATTGTTGACTACAAAGATTTATGATACCCAACGAACGATTCAATTCTAACATTCAGCCATGGCAGGGCGAATTCCTCGGGGCGTTCTCCCGGGGCGAGGCTGATATGTTTGTGTTGGAGTGGGCCCGCCGGCACTGGAAGACGACAACAATCCTAAATCTCATGGTCAGAGAGGCCTGCCGGTTGCCTGGCACGGTCTATGACTATGTCGCTCCGTTCTTCAAGCAGGCCAGAGAGATTGTATGGGATGACCCCAACATGCTGGAGTCAATCCTTCCTGACAAGCGGGAGATTGGGTGGGAGAAGTCAGAGACTAAGTTCCACGTTAAGTTTGCCAATGGCTCCCTCATTCGTATACTGGGGGCTGACAAGCCTGACACGCTCCGCGGTGGTGGCTGCCAGGGCGTGTGCCTGGACGAATACGCCCAGATGAAAGAGGCTGTATGGGAGGAGATCTACATGCCCATCATGGCCGGCACGCATCATGGTGTGAACAAGGATGTCAGGCGCAGACGTTGGGTGATCTTTGGCTATACGCCCAAAGGTGACAACCACGCAACGCGGGAGTTTGACCGTGCTGCTCAGATAGCCAAATACGGTGATCCGCTGCCGACGTTCGGACGCGCAGAGCATTGTGAAGAGGGCTGGTTCGCTTCCCGGGTAACAAACGACCGGTCAGACTTCTTGGACGCGCAGTTCCTGAAAATGACTGCAGAGCGGTGGCCTAAGGCTCTGCGGGACCAGGAGATCAACTGCGCCAGGATCACTGAAGAGGAGATGACCCTGATCACCTCATCGATGATTGACAAGCTCTCCAGGGATATGCCAGAGCCGCGCGTTACCCATCGGATAATCTCCTGCGATCCATCCATGGGAGGTGATGAGTGTGCTATCAAGGTGTTCCATTCAGCTGCTGAGGTTGAGTCTGTGCAGCTGCGCACGCGCGATACCATGCGGATTGTTGGTGAGCTGCTGATCCTGGGGAATAAGTGGAAGGTGAACAGCTACGTCTTGGATGTCATTGGCATTGGCCAGGGGATCTACGACAGACTCTGTGAGCTGGAGCAGGACGACATCAACCATACAGTCCGGCAGGTAATAGGCTTCAATAGTGCAAGGAAGTCAGAGAGTACACTGACCCTTAATGCCAGGGCTGAGATGTGGTGGTACGTGATGGAGCAGGTCAATGCGTTCCTGGTGGAGTACCCACCGGACGAAGAGACCCGTAGACAGATCCCCTACGCCTCGCGGTACAAAGTCTCCAGTAATGGCTGCATTCAGATCATCCCCAAAGAGAAGATCAGAGAGCTGTTGGGGTGTTCACCTGATAGGGCCGAGGCCTGGGCCATGGCGATCTGGGGTTTAAAGGACGTGACTACAGGCATAGAATTTGACGCTAGTCGGCTACTGCCTGCTCAGGAGTTGGTTAGGAACTACAACTGGAACGGACGACGATAGGTGACCAACTATGGCTGATAGCACAACAACTCCGGATATGTCTCTAAGTCAAAGCATGGAGATCAAGCAGTTCATAACGCAGCTGGACTCCCTGCACCAATACCTTAAGGGCATGCGCAGCGACTTTGAAGCCGACTGGGAGCTGCTGATCCCGGAGTTCAGGCCAGAGATTGGCCAACTGCTCTGGTCAGGCGTTACTGCGATCCAGCATAACTCTGATCTGTTCAGTGGTTACGGGGCCCAGGCACTAAAGATCTGGGCAACCGGTATTGTGGGCAATATGTTCTATCCCAAACCCAGGTGGCTCGATGTAGCCATAGACAACCGGGAGCTGATGGACAACAGCCAGATCAAGGACTATCTGCAGGACTGGTCGCAGCAGCTGTTCTATGGATTCAACCGCACCAACTTCTATGAGGTCTTGCCCGAGGTGGCTGCAGACGCCGGTGCTGCGATTGGGTACATGACACCCGTGGACGATGATAAGCGTGGCCGGCTGCATTTCCTGCACGATCATATCGGTGATGTGTGGATCGGTGTGGATGCCCTGGGTTACCTTGACAGGGTTCACCGAGAGGTCCATTACTCAGCCGTCGCAGCGAAGGAACTGTTTGGGGAGGAGAACCTGTCCCCTGAGATCCGCCTACACCTGCGCGATGCCAACAACCAATTTAAAGAGCATACGTTCGTGCATTGCATGTTCCCAAACCCTGACCATGATCCAGGCCGCCAGGAGCCGTACGATGCAGCATTCCTTCCCGTGGCATCTGTCTACTACGAGAAGAGTACCAGGTGGATGAATGAACGGTCTGGCATCCGTAGCATCCCAATGGCCTACAGAGTCCACAAGTACGCTCGTCAGTGGTATCCCTACAGCCCGGGGCAGTCTGCCTTGACTGATGTGTTAACCGACAACATGATGAGCAAGAGCCTGAACTACGTTAGTCAGCTCTCAGCTCAGCCTCCCCTGGTTGCGCCCGAGGCACTGAGACGACAGGTTCAGGCCATCCCCAATGGGTTCACGTTCTACAAGGAGTCCCAAATTGGCCAGATTGCTCCGCTGTACCAGAATGCCCTGAACTATAGCATTCCCAAGGAGGAGCGTGATCTGGTGCGCCTGAGCATTGATAAATGGATGTCCACGCCATTTTTCAACATGATGACGCAGATCATGCAGAAGACAGGCCAGCCTCCGACCGCATTCCAGATCAGCCGGGCAGAGGCTCAGAATGCAATCCTACTGGGCCCGCAGGTCGGCAGTCTGATCAACGACATTGGCAACCCTTCAGTGGATGCTGTTTGGGACTGGGAGACCCGGAACTCCACCGTGCCAGAGATGCCTGCTATCCTCGAGGATTACTTATTTGAGCAGCTGGAACGGACAGGGATTGCCAAGGTTGAGACGATCAACGAATACACTGGCATCCTGGCCCAGAACCAGAGCCGAGTGATCAAACAGCAGAACATCATTGATGCCTTGACCTTGTCTGGCATGATTATTGAGCAGTATCCTGAGGCTCAACACGTACTGAAGGCTTATCCCCTGATGCGTGGCGCCATGGACTCTACCAACATCGACCAGGACACAATCGCCGAGCAGGCCGAGTACCAGGAGATTGTTGACCAGATCAAAGAAGATGAGCAGTTGATGCAGCAGGCGGCACTGCAGAAGAACACGTCCGAGTCATACAAGAACATGACAGGCGCACCAGAAGAAGGGAGCCCGGTGGCGGC